TCACAAGTGGTACATCGGTTGCTTCTGGCCGGACAGTGTCTGTGTTGCACTCGATCCTGACGCTCGAAATAAAACCCTCAGTATTATCAAGGAGTTACGTCCTCTTGTTAAGACTGTCCAAGGTTTGAACATCAAAGATGATTTAAAGTACATGCTCGAAGAGGATGTAGAACTGCTGGAGCAGTTGGTTAATCACTAAGCCATGGAGGAAGCAGGCATGGATACAAGAAACAAGATTGGTGGTAGGGACTGGCATCTTGCAATAATATTATTTAATATTGCTTGGTCTGATCCGCCGCATGAATCAAAATGGATTTATCTTTTACAGATAACCCAAGACGATGGGGAAGGCGCATCACTATTTAAATACATGAAATGTTACGAAGGCGATGGTTATTACGTAACGTACCTAGATTTATTTTGGATCTCATTTGTTATCGAGCATGATCCAAATCTCAAACATGCGTGGTTGGAATCACCATACAAATGGGCGCACACATTATGCAATCATCTGTGGAATAGATGGGTTCACAAGGAGGACTGGAGATGAATAAAGTCCCGTACATTGAACGTGCCTATGATGGAACAGGTCTGACTGGTGAGTGCGCTTACTTGTGGGCTTTGTTCCTAGCGAACGAAGCTGACATGGCGGATGACACCTTTGAGTATTCCAAGTGGAAGTCGATGGCTGATGACCTTGCACCTAGGCAGGGCAAGCCTGTGCCTGCCGCTGTGTACTACTCCGATCTAGAAGAAGCGATAAAGAAGTACAACGTGCGTGAGTACGTGTATCCCGGCAGTGATCCACAGGAATGATGTAAATATGCATCATTCGTGTAGACCTATGCACATAAAAATGGGAATACATTACATAAAATGTAATTATCTATGCATAGTATTCCTATGCAAAGGAGAGAACACATGAACTATTTAGAAATTCTAAACTTGATTGAGCGTAACTACAAAATTGATGGCGATTGGGTATATGAGAAAGGTAAGTCCCAAGAGATAAAGATAATTAAAGCTCTGTTAGAGAAATACACCAAAGTTCGTGATGATCTTTTAGAGTTGATGGAGCAACAGGAAAAGAACACATGAAACCAATGAAGATCATTGAGTTCTGGGTAACCAGTTACAGGAGTGATCGCAAAGCCTTCTGGCTTGAACTGGTAGGCTTCGTGTTCACAGTAGCGGCAAGCATGTACCTAGCAATCAATGCGAGTGCACCAGACATGACAGTAGTGTACCCAGTCTCTCTTGTAGGTGTGATTGCTCAGGTGTATGCTAGCTACCGTAGAGGTGCGGCATGGGTCTTATTACTCACATCGTACTTCGTATGCATTAATGTGTTCGGCTTTGGCCGTGCAATGGGTTGGTATTAAAGGAGAGTGTAATGAAACTCATTGATTTCTTGAGTGAGATTGAAGTTGATGAAAACAGTTTGCGAGATACACTGAGTGAATTGTTAGACAGCGTACTTATAGCTGAGCTACGTGAGTTTCGTGAACGTAGAATAGATGACTACCTATCTGTGAAGGATGGTGCGTCAAAAAATATCTATGTGCATGGTGATCTTGAGCAGGATGCATTTGAGATTAGCAGACGTATTGAATCTGTTGACATGATCTTAGATGAGTACACTGTAGACCATGAGCCATTCGACTTTGAATCAGTTGAGTGGTGGGATGATAAGGAGGGACTCAATGACTGACGTAGAAGATGAAATATATTTCAATGAATTGTTTTCTCGGTTGTACTTCCGGGACAAGGCAATACTTTACGCAAAAGAAGTTTTAGGACTTTCATGCAAAGAGATTATTGAACGCAGAGATGAGCTTGGTGTATCGCCTTGGGCTACTCGTAGGCACAGGGTCGATTCAGAATACAAACAAGCACTTAAAAACTTTAGGAATCTTGTTAAGATAGATAATGGCGAACCTGTATCACAACATGATTTAAGGCGTGGTTCAGTGCAGTCGTTTTACTGGGAGAAAAACCAATGACTAAACATTGGCGTGACTCAATGAATGAGCGCAATCAGGACTGGATCAACAGTCGTGAGAAACCAAAAGAAATTGTAACTAAAGTTCCAAGCAAAGCGTATCGTGATAACTGGGACAGAATCTTTGGCGGAGATAAGAATGGAACTACCCATACTGAAGAGTCTACTAAATAAAGAATTTTATACTGAGTATCGAGGGGCAACGATACCCTCAAAGCTTTTCAGTAAAGACAATGCAAAGATCAAGACCATGATCGATGAGGCGATGCGCAAGTACAATCGTGACTTGACCGTAGATGAAATCGAAGGTCTCTTCTTTGCATCTGATCCGTCCATGACCACAGCACAAGAACATCAATACCAGATGACATTCAGTAAGATGCGTAAGGAAATTGATGTAGGACAGGATGTCGCTCAGGATATTCTATCCTCGCTCTATCGGCATTACTTAGGTGAGGAGATAGCCAACATCGGTTGGCAGTATGTGAACGGTACAAACGATTCACTTGAGCCGTTACGTCACATGCTTGATAACTATCGTGATGATTTCATCCCTGACATCAGTGTCGAGTGGGATGACATTAGTATTGAGAACATCCTCGCCAAGGATGATGAGGAAGCGAAGTGGGTATTTAACCTACCACCTCTCGCTGACAGGGTAGCTGGTGTGAACGCAGGGCACCTGATCATTGGAGGTGCAAGACCTAACACAGGTAAGACTTCTTTCCATGCGTCATTAATCGCAGGGCCAAATGGATTTGCTGAGCAAGGGGCGAAGTGCATTATCTTATGTAACGAAGAGGCGACACACCGTGTTGCTCGCCGCTACCTGACAGCGGCTAGTGGTATGCACATAGCGGAGGTTCGTAAGAACCCCCGGATGGCACAGCAAAGATACGCACGTGTACGTGATAACATTGTAATTAAAGATGTGACTGGCAAGGACATGCATTGGGTTGAGGCTGTGTGTAAAACATACAAGCCTGACATTGTCGTGCTAGACATGGGCGATAAGTTCGCAGGTAGTGGGTTCACTACTCAACATGAGGCACTGAAGGCGTGTGCTATCCATGCTCGTCAGATAGCTAAGGAGTACGGCTGTGCTCTCTTCTATATGTCTCAGTTATCTGCTGATGCTGAGAACAAGATTGTGCTTGATCAATCCATGATGGAAGGCAGTAAGACTGGTAAGGCATCTGAGGCTGACCTCATGTTGTTGATCAGCAAGAACCGTCCTGTCGAAGGAGAAGAGGAACAGGACTACGAGCGTCACATTAACATTGCTAAGAACAAGCTTACAGGTTGGCATGGTATTCTGACATGTCAGTTAAACTATCATGTCGGCAGGTACGAAGCATGATAGAAATCAAGGTATCGGATGAGACGTTGCTGGAGGCACGTAAGCAAGCGGTAGAAATGGGTATGCTAAACAATAGCATCACCAGAGGGCAGGGTAATGTTGCAGGATTTGTAGGTGAACTTGTCACTGCAGAGCTACTAGGTGCTACCCAAGAAAACACATACGACTATGATCTTGTTCTGTTGAATGGGGAAACGGTGGATGTCAAAACGAAACGAACTTCTGTAACCCCGTTGCCGCATTATGATTGTAGTGTAGCTAAGCTGAGTGGCCATCAGACATGTGATCACTATGCATTTGTACGTGTTAAAAATGATTACAGTACCGCTTGGTTCTTAGGTATGTTACCAAGATTACAATATTATGACGTGGCTAGGCACATGAAAAAGGGTGATGTAGATCCTGACAATGGATATGTAGTCAAATCAACATGTTACAACTTATCTATCGAAGATTTATGGAAGGTATCTATACATGAAGTTAGTTCTTGACGTAGAGAATACGGTCATCAAGCGTGATGGCAAATTACATCTTGATCCCTTTGAACCTACGAACAGCCTTGTGATGGTAGGTGTGTACCCTGAAGAGGGTGAGCCTAAGCATTACACCTTTGACCACAAAGAATATGATTGTAAGTACGAATATCGTAAGCGTGACTGTGATGAGATCCAAGCGTTGCTCGATGAGACAACGCTCCTGATTGCACATAACGCACCGCATGATCTCATGTGGTTGTGGGAGACAGGCTTTAAGTACGAAGGTAAGATATGGGATACGATGCTCGCTGAGTATGTCCTTCAGCGGGGACAGAAAGAACCTCTATCATTGGAGGCTGTCGCTGAGCGCAGAAATCTGCAGTTTAAAAAGCAGGATACTCTGAAGGAGTACATGAAGCAGGGGTATCAGATCAGCGAGATTCCATACGAGGAGTTAAAGGAGTACCTGTACGCTGACTTACGTACGACCATGTCCTTGTACTATGAACAGGCGTTAGACATGCGAGACGATATGAATCGTGCACTTTCCGGTGTCATTGACCTGACCATGGATACATGCATGGTACTTGCCAACATCTACCGTAACGGTTTCACTGTTGACAGGGACGCACTCGAAGAGGTGCGTATCCAGTTCGAGAATGAACGTACACAGATACAGAATGATCTACAGGTACAAGTAAAGCAATTGATGGGTGATACACCAATCAACTTGAACTCACCAGAACAACTGTCATGGATTGTGTACTCTCGGAAGCCGAAGAATAAGACGCAGTGGGCTAGTGATGCTGATCCATACATGAGTCCTAAAGACTTTAAACGATTCGTCAATGAGTCATCTAATCCAGTACGTAAGACTAAAGCTGAGAAGTGCACAGAGTGTGATGGCAAAGGAAGCTTCTTTAAAGTGAAGAAAGATGGTAATCTTTTTAAGAAGTCTACTCGCTGTTCAACTTGTGTAGGCAGAGGATATGTACTGAAAGATCTGAACCAACTGGCAGGCTTGAAGTTCTCGCCACCGAATGCGAAGTGGCACAGTGCTAATGGATTTAGCACATCGAAAGGAAACTTGGAGTTCTTAGAGCGTGTTGCACACGGTAAAGGGATGGATGAAGCGGCAGAGTTTCTATCTAAAATTCGCAGATTATCTGCTTTGGATAGCTATCTTTCTAGCTTCGTTGATGGTATCAGCACTTTTCTCAAGGGTGATAACCGTCTTCATGTCCGTCTGACACAGCACATGACATCCACTGGCAGGTTCTCAGGGCGTGACCCTAACATGCAGAACATGCCACGTGGTGGTACGTTTCCTGTAAAACGGGTGTTCAAGTCCAGATTTGCAGGAGGCAAGATCATGGAGGCTGACTTCGCTCAGCTAGAGTTTAGGGTGGCGGCGTATCTGTCACAGGATGAGGTAGCAATCAAGGAAGTAACGGAGGGTTTCGATGTCCATTCGTACACCGCTCAAGTCATTTCGGAAGCGGGTCAGGCAACTACAAGGCAGGAGGCGAAAGCACATACATTCGCTCCACTCTACGGAGCAACAGGCTACGGAAGAACACCAGCCGAAGCAAGATACTACGAACACTTCACTGAGAAGTACAGAGGCATTGCAAGATGGCACAGAGAGCTAGCGAAGGAAGTGCTTACACACAAGATGATTACTACGCCAAGTGGCAGACAGTTCTCATTCCCGGATGTGAAGCGCAGACGTGACGGCAGTGTGACTAA